CTCGTCGACGACCCACACTCCGAGCAGGACATCCTGAACGGTAACTTCACGGCATTCGAGAAAGCCTACCAGTGGTTCGCGTACGGCGCCCGGACACGTCTGATGCCCGGCGGTAGAGTGGCTATCGTACACACGCGTTGGCATTCTGACGACCTGACGGGGCGACTCATCAAGGACATGGCCAGCAACGAGGACTCTGATCAGTACGAGGTGATTGAGTTCCCGGCCATCCTCGAGGTGGAGGACAAAGATACAGGCGAGATCGTCCAGCGCGCACTCTGGCCGGAGTTCTTTGATCTAACTGCTCTGCTGCGTACAAAGGCCAGCATGCCCGTGTTCCAGTGGAACGCGCAGTATCAGCAGAATCCGACAGGCGAAGAGGCGGCGATAATCAAGCGTGACTGGTGGAGAATATGGCCAGACGATGACCCGCCAGCCGTAGAGTATCTTATCATGGCACTGGACGCCGCAGCCGAAGCAAACAACCGAGCCGACTTTACATCGCTGACGACGTGGGGTGTGTTCTTCAATCACGAGGAAGACATGCACCAGATCATCCTGCTCAATGCTATCAAGCAGCGCATGGAGTTCCCCGAGCTCAAGGCCATGTCCATGGAAGAGTACAAGGAGTGGGAGCCTGACGCGTTCATCGTCGAGAAGAAGAGCTCCGGTACGGCACTCTATCAGGAAATGCGGCGCGCTGGGGTTATGGTGCAGGAGTACACGCCTGTCCGCGGTTCGATAAACAACCCGAACAGTAAGATGGCACGCCTCAACTCTGTGTCAGACATAATCTCGTCGGGGCTCGTGTGGATTCCGGCAAAGCGCTGGGCCGAGGAGCTGGTCGAAGAAGTCGCGGGATTCCCGTTTGCGTCAAACGATGACCAAGTTGATACCACGATCATGGCACTTATGCGGTTCCGCCAAGGGGGGTTCATCAGACTTCCAACGGATGAGCGCGACGAAGAGATACCCTATAGACGGAAGGTTGACTATTACTGAGTTCGGGGTATATTTGAGATACGTCTCTCCTCTGCAGGCGGCATCCCTCCCTGTGTCGCCTGCAACTCCCCCCTATTATTACCGTGATTTAATGCTATACTAAGCCAAACCTCGTAGGGGATAGGCCATGGCCATTGAAAAAGTAATGACTCCGTTTGATATGGGCCCACAGGATGAGCCTGATGTCGAGACGATTATCGCCACAGATCAAGACCCAACAATCGAAGTAGACATCGAGAGTGGTGAAGTCACCGTAGACTTTGGTGATGGTGAAGATGACGGCGAGGAAGAAACCCCCGTCGAGCACGACTCTAACCTTGCCGAACATATCGAAGAAGACGAGCTGGAGAGCATTGCCAGTGATCTCATAGATTCATTCTTGTCTGACCGTGAGAGCCGCAAAGACTGGGCGTCCGCATATACTAAGGGTCTAGACCTCCTCGGACTGAAGATCGAGGATCGTACCCAGCCTTGGCCCGGCGCATCTGGCGTGTATCACCCAATGCTGACCGAGGCCGTTGTGCGATTCCAAGCGCAGGCAATGGGCGAGCTGATGCCCGCATCGGGGCCCGTCCGCACAAAGATCATGGGTAAGCTGACGCCAGAGAAGGCAGCGCAAGCCCAGCGCGTCCAAGACGAGATGAACTACCTGATTACAGAAGAGATGTCCGAGTACCGCGACGAGCTGGAGCAGATGTTGTTCCGCCTTCCGCTGGCCGGCTCTGCGTTTAAGAAGACATACTACGATCCGATCTACGAGCGCCCCACGTCCATTTTTGTTCCGGCGGAAGACTTTATCGTGTCCTACGGCGCGTCAAACTTGCGAATCTGCCCACGATATACGCACGTGATGAAGAAGACGGAGAATGAAGTTCGTGAGCTACAGGTGGTCGAGTTCTATAGGGACGTCGATCTACCTGACCCAGAAAAAGACCTGACGGACATCGAGGAAAAGTACAACGAGCTGGCTGGCGAAGATGTACCCTACGATGACGACTCGCGGCGCACGCTGCTTGAGATGCACGTCGACATCGACCTACCGGAACCATTTGACGATGAAAATGGGGTAGCACGCCCATATGTGATTACGATTGATAAGACGTCCAAGACCATCCTGTCGATCCGCCGGAACTGGAAGGAAGAAGATACCAAGAAGCGCAAGCTTATGCACTTCACTCACTATCCATACCTGCCGGGTATGGGCTTCTATGGCACGGGATTAATCCATCTGATCGGTGGACTGGCTAAGTCTGCTACGTCAATCATGCGTCAGCTGATCGACGCAGGCACATTGTCTAACTTGCCTGCTGGTCTGAAGTCTCGCAGCCTGCGTATCAAGGGCGACAACACTCCGATTATGCCCGGCGAGTGGCGCGATGCTGACGTTACGGGCGGTACGCTACGAGACAGCTTGTTCCCGATGCCGTACAAGGAACCCTCGGGTGTGCTGTACCAGCTGCTTGGCAACGTGGTCGAGGAAGGTCGTCGTATCGGTTCCGTGGCTGACATCCAAGTTGGCGACATGAGCGCAAACGCCCCAGTTGGAACGACGCTGGCTCTGCTCGAGCGCAGCTTGAAAGTTATGTCCGGTGTGCAGGCACGCCTGCATGCGGCGATGAAGCAAGAGCTGCGTATCCTGTCGCGGATTATCCACGACTACATGCCCGCGGAATATGCCTACGAGGTAGAGGGCGACTTCAGCCGCATCGACGACTTTGATGGCCGTGTGGACGTGATTCCTGTCTCCGATCCTAACGCCGCGACCATGGCTCAGCGGATTATGCAGTATCAAGCCGCCCTGCAGTTGGCACAACAGGCCCCACAGCTCTACGACATGGGCAGACTGCACCAGCAGATGCTGGGTGTTCTTGGTATCCAAGACGCGTCCGAGATCATCAAAATGCCCGGTGATATCAAGCCTTCCGACCCTGTCGCAGAAAATATGGCACTGCTGCAGCAAACACCGGTCAAGGCGTTCTTGTACCAAGACCACGAGGCGCACATCGCTACGCACATGGCCGCGATGCAAGACCCCAAGATTGCTCAGATGGTTGGGCAGTCGCCGTTTGCGGAAGCAATTCAGGCAGCCTCCATGGCTCACGTTACCGAGCACATTGCGTATCAGTACCGCAAAGAGATTGAGATGCAGTTGGGCGTACCGCTGCCGGCAGAGGGTGAGCAACTCCCAGAGGACGTCGAGATTCAGTTGTCTCGGATGGTCGCGCAGGCCGCAGCAAAGTTGTTTGGTAAGAACCAAGCCGAAGCCGCACAGCAGCAGGCAGAGCAGCAGGCGCAAGACCCGCTGACGATTATCCAGATGAAGGAGCTCGAGCTGAAAGAGCGTGAGCTGGATCACAAGATTGGACTCGACACTAAGAAGCTGGAGATCAGCGCAGCCACGAGCGCCGGTAACTTGTACATCCAGCAGGAGCGCGTCGAGAGCGAGAACGACCGCGCGGCCGCAAACACAATGGCCAAATTGGCCACAGATGCAGTATCCGCTAATACAAAGGCTCAGGTAGATGGCGGGCGTCTGGCAATCCAAGCGGCGCAAATCCTACAGCAGCGCAACATTACTCCGGGTGGTAACTGATGGAAGATACAATATTTGCCCTGCTCCTACGGGATATCCGCTCGAAAAAGGACGTGATTCGGGACACCCTCGCCGCGGGCGGGGCGGCATCTTTCGAGGAATACTGCAAACTTGTGGGCGAGTATTCCGCATACGACCGCGTAGAAGGTGACATAAAGTACCTAGAGGAAAGATTTATTGCGAACTGACACTATATAAGGTAGTAGTCCCACTAACACGGATAGTCCGTGCAAGGCACTGTGAGCCTGAATCACTGCAGGAGATAATATGTACGCAGCAAACAAAATTGAGGACGAAGACCTAAAAGCGCGGCTACCCGAGCCGGCAGGATATCGCCTCCTTATTGCCATTCCGGAAGTCAACGAGAAGACAGATGGTGGCGTTTTTATGCCAGAGCAGCTCAAGAAGGCCGAAGAGACAGCATCTATCGTTGGCTTTGTTGTTAAAGCGGGCCCAGAAGCCTACGGCGACATCACCAAATTCCCGAACGGCCCTTGGTGTAATGAGGGCGACTTCGTGATTTTCCGTTCCTACTCTGGCACACGCTTCAAAGTGCTGGGCAAGGAGTTCCGTCTTATCAATGACGACACAGTTGAAGCTGTTGTCGAAGACCCACGGGGGTACAGCCGAGCATGAGCGCGCAAGATAACGACATTGAAGTCGATTTGGACGACAACAACGAGCTACAGATCGAAATCCAAGACGATACTCCAGAACGAGACCGGGGTAAGCCCAAGGCACCCGACAAGACGGAAACCCAAGATGGCGCCGATGACGAAGACCTCGAGGGTTATTCCGAGAGCGTCAAAAAGCGCATCAGCAAGCTGAAGTTTGACCAGCACAATGAGCGCCGGGCCAAAGAAGACGCTGTACGACTACGTGAGGAAGCCATCTCTTACGCGGAAAAAATCCGTAAGGAGAACGAAGAGCTTCGTAAGGCATACGCCGAAGGGGAAACAGCATTTGTTTCTCAGTCGAAGGCCCGCGTAGATAGTGAACTTGCCGCCACGCGCACTGCCTACAAGAACGCGTACGAGAGCGGCGACGCCGATGCCGTACTTGCAGCACAGGAAAAGCTGATCCAACTGCAAAATCAGGCAGATCGTATCTCCAACTACAGGCCACGCCCTACGGCTCCGACTGAAGCACCGAAAGCGGCCCCAAATATTCCTAAACCCGATGATCGCGCCATGAAATGGGCCGAGGAAAACACGTGGTTTATGAAAGATAAGGCCATGACTGGCTACGCCATGGGTGTGCACGAGAATCTGGTCGCAGAAGGAGTTGATCCGAAGAGCGATTTGTATTACTCTAGGATTAACGAAGCGGTTCGCCGTACGTTTCCGGATAAGTTTGACGATGGGATTACTGAGGAAAAAGCACCCCGACGTCAGGCTGGCCCCGTGGTCGCCCCCGCTGCTCGCAGCACAAAAGCACCACGCAAGGTCGTGCTAACCTCAACCGAAGTCGCTCTCGCCAAGCGC